AGATCTCAAGCAGCTGGACATCAAGGAGCACATATGTCTGAAGTTCCTCCTGAAACAGCACGTAGACAATTAAAGAGAATAAGAGAAGATTGGGATGCTGATGAAGGTTCTACTGGTTCTGTATCGACTCCAGTTGAAAGAGAACGTATAGCAGAAACAGGTGCTATGACAGAAGAATTAGTTGATTCAATAGTCAGAGGATTGAAAAGTGATACTAGATATAGAGAATTACTGGCTGATATAAAAGCTAACAGACAATCCATGATAGATGTATTTGGAGATGCCGTTGCATCACACCAAAGAATGACACTTGGTAGGAATGCAGCTGACATGACAGCCGAAGAATATCTCGAAGAAATGTATCGCTCATCAATTAAGTATGATATAACTGATGATGCTGGTAATGTTATTGAAACAATAGAAACTTGGACTACTAAAAATATAGTAGCAGGAGATCTATTAGTAGGTTCTCTTTTAAAACAACTAAGAGATAACGGAATAGCTGGTAGAGAATTAAAAGATTATGTGAACTTATTAGATGATGATGGTCCTATGAAGCAAGTCTTCGATACAATGATGACTGCTATGACTGAAATCAAACGAGCTAGAGCATGGTCTTCGGATTCATTTAGATCTATAGGTGCTGGCAAAAGAGGAGCAGCTGTAGAACAAGCAGTTAAAGCTGATATGGCTGATACTAAAGATGCTATATTAAGTATACTGCAAATAGCTAAAGATGACAAGAATGATGATCTTTTATTTGCAGCATTTGAATTATTCTCATCCATGAAAACTGTCAATAATCTAGATGATTTTGATGCATGGGCTAGAAAGATGATTAAAGGTGGTCAGATAGACCCTAATGGTCCAGATAGAACAGGTGCTTTAATTAGAGAATTAGAAGGTATGATGGTTCATAGTGTACTTAGTGGTCCTAAAACTCCAGCAAGAGCTATTATGGGTACAGCTACAGCTACATTCTTAAGACCTATGTCTCAGTTCTTAGGAGCTACTATGAGACTACCTTTTACTGGAGATACAGCTACAGTTAGAGCAAGTTTAGCTTCAATGAATGCTATGATGCAAGCTATACCTGAAAGTTGGCAGATATTCAGAACTAAATTAGATTCATATTGGAGTGGAGATGTATCTAGTATTAAGACACGTTTCTCAGAATTTACTAGAGATGATAGTAATTGGGAGTTATTAAGAAGATATTATGAAGATAGTGGTAGAGCAACTGCTGGTGATAGAGCTTTATTTGCTATGGCCAATATGGCTAGATCAGCTAATGATAATAAGTTTCTAACATACTCCACTAAACTTATGGCTGCTACTGATGATTCCTTTAGATATATTTTAGGTAGAGCTAAGATGAGAGAAAAAGCCATGAGATCTGCTATGGATGCTCAAGATAAAGGTTTAATACCTGAAATAACTCCTGAGTTAATGGCTGGTTTTGAGGAGGATTTCTATAGACAAATCTTCGATGCTGATGGTAATATAATAGATGAAGCTACTAAATTTGCAGCAAAAGAAGTAACGCTTACACAAGAATTAACTGGATTTTCAAAAGGATTAAATGATGTATTTACTGCTAATCCATGGGCAAAACCTTTCTTCCTTTTCGCACGAACTGGTGTTAATGGTCTTGCACTAACAGCAAAACATACACCAGGTTTTAACTTCTTAGTAAAAGAATTTAATGATATTGCAATGGCTAGACCTAGTGATTTATCTCTAGTATCTAAATATGGCATAAATACACCTGAAGAACTGATGAATGCTAAGGCATTACAGACTGGTAGATTAGCCATGGGTAGTAGTCTAGTAGCTATGGCATCATGGTCTTGGATGTCTGGTAACATGACTGGTAATGGTCCTGTTGATAGACAAACTAGACAAGCATGGTTAGATGCTGGTTGGAAACCAAGACATCTTAAACTAGGTGAAGTATGGATAGATTATTCTGCCATTGAGCCATTCAACCAAATGTGGTCTACTATAGCAGATATAGGTGATTACAGTATGTTAATGGGAGAGCAATGGACAGAAGATCAATTACAAAAGGTTGCTCTTATAACTATGCAAGGTATAGCAAGTAAGTCTTACTTACAAGGTATGTCTTTATGGGCAGATGTTTTCGGAGGTCAACCTGGTAAATTAGGTCAAGTAGGTCAGTCTTTAATTAATAACCAAGTACCTATGGCAGCTTTGAGAAATGATTTAGGTAAAGTATTCACTCCATATACTAGAGAACTTAATTCTGGTATAATTGATGCTGTAAGAAATAGAAACTTGTTAACAGAACAATTTACTGAAAATCAATTACCTATCAAGTATAGTATATTAGATGGTAGGCCTATCAAAGATTGGAGGTTCTTAACTAGAGTCGCTGCTATGTTTAATCCTTTAGGTATGTCCTTAGAGGGTGAACCAGGAGAACAACTTATATATGACAGCGGTTATGATTTAAGATTATTCACATTCTCAGCTCCTGATGGTACTGATTTAAGTGATTCTCCAGCAGTTAGATCTGCATTCCAAAGAGCTATAGGTGAATTAATGCCTATAAGAGAACTGAATAAACTAGCTAAAAGTTCTAGAATAAAAGCATCTATAGCACAGATGAATGAAGATAGAAAATCTGGATTTAGAGGTGACTTTGAACCTAGAGATTATGCACATAATCAAGAGATACAAGCTTTATTTGATGATCTTAAACAAACAGCTTGGGAAATGATACAAGATCATGAAGCTGTAGCTCAGTTGAGAGAAGAACAAAGAGAAAGACAGTTTAATAGAGACTGGAAGAAGTATGAAACAGCACAACTAGGCAGTACTTCATCCCCCCAAAATGAAATAGCTGAAATTTTAAAAATTCATAAATAAACATGGCAACTTCTTATGTAGACTATACGGGGGATGGAAACGCTACTAAAGCCTTCTCATTCCCTTCTCTTGCATCGACTGATGTAAAAGTAGAAGTAGATGGAGTATTGAAAACAGTAACTACCCATTATAATATCACTAGTTATACAACAACTGGTGGTGGTAATGTAGTATTTACTGGTGGTAATATTCCAGCTAACCCTGCAAAAATACATATATACCGTAATACAGATGTATCTACTGGTACAGGTGAATATGATCCACAAGCTACTTATCAAGCTGGATCATCAGTTAAAGCAGGAGATTTAAATAATAACCAAAAACAAGCATTATATGCTATTTGGGAAGAAAAAGAACAATTAGTTAAAACAGCTGAAATAGCAGATGATGCTGTTACAGGTGCTAAAATAGCAGATGATCAGATTGATTCAGAACACTATGTAGCAGGTTCTATTGATTTAGAACATATGTCTGCTAATTCAGTGGATAGTGATCAATACGTTGACGGGTCAATAGACTTAGCTCATATGTCTGCTAACTCTGTAGACAGTGATCAGTATGTGGATGGATCAATAGATCTAGTTCATATGTCTGCTAACTCTGTAGATAGCGACCAGTACGTAGATGGTAGTATAGATCTAGTTCATATGTCAGCTAATTCAGTTGACAGTGATCAATATGTCGATGGTTCAATAGATCTAGCACATTTAGCTGCAGGATCAGTTGATTCAACAAAACTAACAGCGGCAACTGTTGTAACAAACAGTGAACAAGCTGCTGCTAGTGCAAATGATACATCATTCTTTACTACATCTGCATCTGATGCTAGATACTTTAATGTAAGTACAGGTGATACCATTAAAGATGGTGAGGCATTTCCTGATAACGATACAACAATAGCTACAACAGCTGCTATCAATGATAGGATTGTTGACTTAGTTGATGATGTAGGTGGCTTCGTACCAATAGCAACTGAATTAGCTTTCCCTAATGCTAATCCAGATATCAATGATGGAACAGGTACTCTTGTTAGTATCAAAGCTTTATCAACAAACTATACCTCAAGTGGTAGTGGTGTCATATCAGTCCCTAATGGTACTGTAGGTAATTCTACTGTTACTATTAATGGTGCTGATAATAGCACTACTTATAATAGTGGCTTTGGTATGATTGTAGAGACAACTGCAGTTCTCAATACTTATACCTTCCATAGATTAGTACCTAAAGCTACAGAAGTATCAACAGTTGCTGGATCAATTAGTAATGTAAATACAGTAGCTGGTAGTATAGCTAACGTTAATACAGTTGCTAGTAATATATCTGATGTTAATACAGTAGCTAGTAATAACACTAATGTAACTAATGTTGGTGGTTCTATTGCTAATGTTAATACAGTAGCCTCAAACTTAGCAAATGTAAATAACTTCGCTGAACTTTATCAGATAGATGATTTCAGTCCTTCTGCTCCTACTACTGATGGTGGTGGAAATGCAGTTGCTGAAGGTGATTTAGCATATGATAGTACAGCTAATAGATTAAAAGTATATAATGGTAGTGCCTGGGAAACAGGTGTAGAAGCTCCTAGTAGTCTAATGCCTCTAGCTGGAGGTACATTTACTGGTGACGTAACCTGGGATAATGGTACGAACTCTGGTAAGGATATGATCTGGGATGAATCAGATGATACTCTTAAGTTAAATGATGATGTACAGATAAGTCTTGGATCCGATAGAGATGTTAGATTATATCATACAGGATCACATGGTTATATTAATGTAGTTACTGGTGACCTTAATATTAGAACAAATGGTACTGAAAGTGCTATTGTTTGTACTAAAGATGCAGGTGTAGCTACGTATTATAATGGTAATAAGAAAACTGAAACTACTAATACTGGTGTAGATGTTACAGGTAATATTGTAGTTAGTGGTACTGTTGATGGACGTGATTTACAAACAGATGGTACTAAATTAGATGGAATAGAAGCTAGTGCTGATGTAACTGATGCAACTAATGTAGCTGCAGCTGGTGGTATATTAAAGACTACAGTTGATGTTAAGGGTGATATCCTTGCAGCAACAGCTGATAACACAGTTGCAAGACTAGCAGCGGGTACAAATGATTACGTTCTAACAGCAGATAGTAGTGAAGCTACAGGTCTTAAATGGGCAGCCGCCGCATCAGGTACTCCAGAAGGTGAAGCAGTAAAGTCTACTACT